CGTCGACATGCGGCGTCCGGAGGGATCGGTCAGTTTCGATTCGCTGGTGAAGCCGCCGAGCGCGGTGTACGTGGGCGGGTTGCGAAACTGGCCATCCTCCATGCGACGTCGGGACAGATCGCCGGTGCGGACCTTAGGACGAAGATACTCGGTCATGCTGCTGCTCCTTCTTCGGCGCCCGGCGCAAAGCTGGGCGGTGGCGTGTTGTTGGAAACGAGGCCAGGCGGTGGGGCCGCGCTAAGCGGCCCCTGTTTACTGGCCTGGGCCATGCTGGCGAGGGCCGCCGGAACCATGTTGGTCCCTACATCCTTGCCAAATATGCGAAGCGCTCGAACGGCCTCTAGGATGGCGTTCTGTTCTTTGCCGCCAGACTCAAAGGCTAAGCTTGCCATGAGGAGAGTGTCTTTGGCGGCTTTCACAGTCTGGGTTGCGGCCGCCTTGTTGCCGGCGCCGCCGCCGGGCGAGAGCATTGGCGATCCACCGGGGCCGCCCGGTCCACCCACGGGGGACTTCGGCACGGCCGGACCGCCCGGGGCTTCCGGTGGCGGGGCTAGCGGTGAGGTCGGGTCGGCCATGGCCGCAATTGACAATCTGATTTAACAAGAATTGTCAAACGGCTATCGTTATCTTTTGCCATTTCACTTTAACGATAGTATCTCTGATTCATGATCCTGAGAACTTGGCACTGCCAAAATGCGCGCTGCTCCCGTCAGTTCGACGCCTGGGAGAGCAACCCCGAGTGTCCCGCTTGTCATGGCGTGCGCGTGTCCTGGGTGCCGGCAGGCGGCCACATCAAGGGCGCAGCGACCAAGACCGGCGACGCCGAACTCCGTGCGCTTGCTGACATTTTCCGGATGGGCGACATGAACTCGGCCCAGGAAGGCCGGGGGGCGAAGAAGGTCAGTTTGCCGTCAGCCCCCTCATCCAACGCCGGCAACGTCAAGACGTTTTCCGGAGGATTTGCGGCCGCGATCGACACCACCCAGCCGGCCTATAACGGCGCGCAGTGTGTACCGACGGCAAACAAGATCGACTACAGAGTCAAGGCCACGCCCGGCTCGCGCATCACGCCGGATTCCGGATTTTCCAAGATGAACGTGCGCTCCAATACCGCGATTGAGGCCTCGCACCGGTCATGAGCAACACCGGAACATCAGTAAGTGGCTTCGCCGAGAACAGGCACGAAATCACCAAGACGATGCAGGTGTTCGACCAACTTCCGGAAAATGTTCGACGGGCTTTCAACGCCGCGCGAGCTGAGTGGGATGTGCATTACTTCGCACAATGGCTTCCGATGATGGGGCCTAGCATGGTCGAGACCATGATTAGAAGAAGCGACGACGAGTGGACCAAAACCGCTTACGCCGATCGCGGATTTGACGCTTCGGACATTTCCGCGTTGACGAAGGCGAAGCGGTCATGATCATTCCGGAGAAACCGAGCGAACAGGCCGAATACATTCGCTGGGTGCTCGACGTCTGCCTGAATTCCCAGAAAGACCGCAAGGACCTCTACGACCGCCGCAAGCAGTTCTTCCTGTACGGAACCGCCGGCGAGCAGGAGATCATGTACAACCGGATCGAGTCCCATCTCGATCTTGTGTCGTCGTTCCTCTACTCCCAGGACAACGCGCAGTTCGCGTTGTCGGCGCCGCTCAATTCGAGCGATGACGTCGTCAAGCAGTACATGGCTGCGCAGGACAATTTCAACAACGACTTCCGCGACGCCGGCCTGTTCGACTTCTTCGGTGATGCCATCATCGGCGCGCTCGAGTTCGACAGCATGATCCTCAAGTCGGGCTGGTCCGACATCAATGAGGACGCCACCTGCAAGATCGTGATGCCGTGGCAATTCGGCGTGTTCTCCGAGGAGATCACCGAACTCGAATCCCAGCAGGCGTTCGTTCACACCTATCACATCGACTATGACAACGCCGTGCAGCGCCTGTTCCGCGCCGGCCTCGGCGACAAGGTCAAGGACCTCAACGTCGTCAACACGCCGTTCCAGTCGCCCTTCCCCGAGCTGATCACCCGCATGATCATCGCCTCGACCTCGGGCGAGAACCTCGCCGGCAACGTGACCGGCAATGTCAATCCGTCCTATGTCGCGCGCCCCTCTTACACCGCCAAGGTCGACCGCCCGCTGGTTGCCTTCCACGAGTTGACGATCTGGGATGACGAGTGCAGCGATTACCGCGTGTTCTGGGTGGTCGATCCGAACCTGATCATCTCCGACAGCAAGAAGACCATCGACGTTCTGAAGAAATCGGGCGGTTTCTCACCCCAGCGAAAGCAACAGGAGCCGTTTTACTCCACCGACTGCAACCCGTTCTTTCCGCGCGAGCATCCCTTTACGCTGATCCGGCCGTACAATGCCTACGAATATTTCTGGGGAAAGGCGCACATCGACTCGCTAATCCCGCTGCAGGAGTGGTCGAACGAGCGGCTCGAGCAGATCCACGACATCCTCGACCGCCAGGCCTACCCGCCGCGGGTTGGCTCCGGCTTCATGGGCCTCTCCGACGAGAAGATGGAAGCGTTCGGCGGGGCCGACACCTGGGTGATGGATCAGCTGCCTCAGGCCGCGATCAAAGAGCTGTACCCGGAAATGCCTCCGGACATCTTCGCCGACTATATGTCGATCGGCCAGCTGTTCATCGAGGCGTCCGGACTGACCGAGGTCCTGCAGGGCAAGGGCACCGCCGGCGTGCGGTCAAAGGATCACGCCAAGCAGCTATCCACGACCGGATCAGGCCGCATCAAGAAAGCCGCCATCCGCCTTGAGGCACCGCTTGTTAGGCTCGGCGATCTCACCTTCAAGCTCAACATGCGAAATAACAACTCGGCCATCAAGCCGGACCCGAAAGAGGACGGCAAGCCGGGCGATGATTTCTACTATGCGAACATGGTGGACGATTACACGCTGCGCATCGCCGGCCACTCTCACTCGCCGCTGTTCTCCGACGACACCAAGGACATGGCCGGCCTGCTGTTCAAGGCCCAGGCGATCGACGCGGAAGGACTGCTCCGCATGCTCAACCCGCCGAACCGAGACAACCTGATCCATGCTCTCCGCGCGCGTCAGAAGAAGTCGGCCGCCGCTGCCGCCAAACGCATGCAGATGGGACTGCCCGAGCCCGGCGCCAAGCCCAACGGCAAGGGCCACCATTCCGCACACGCCTGATTTGTGCTAGTTTCTGTCGTACTGATTTGGGTTACCCCAAGTCCTCAAAACCAGGAGAGAGAACATGAAGCGCAAGCACAAGCGTGGTCACCGCCGGTCCCGCCGGAAGTAATTCCGACGCGATCCTTGGAGCGATCCTGAACGGCCTCCCGAAAGGGGGGCTGTTTTGTTTTCAGGACAATTCCGACAACAGCTTGTCGATCTCTTTCACATAGAGATACTTACCGTCTTCAAGGATATTGCGAGCGTTCTTCAGGCACGAGATCAAGCGATCAATGTCGTCTTGCATCGATGCGACTTGAGATGCGTACGGTTCCCCAATGCATTCACAGGACAGACTCGATCCATCCTTGAGCCTGAACATCAAATGCCCGGTTACAACTCCAATTCTTGTCTTCATGTCGGCACACTTATGTTCATTCGCTTGAGGTAGTTTGTTATAACACGTTCCGTGACTGGCGTGCCGCCCTTGGCCTCTATCTCTGTGGATTTTTCGAGAGTGAGGCCAAGATTTTTAACGCGAGGCTGACACCATGTGTTCCAAGCTTGGTATGCGAGCGCTGCCGCCATCACCCGGTCATCCTTCGCCCTGCCCTCGGCGCCGATCGAACCCTCATCGTTCACGATGCGCTGCATCTCCTCGAGCAGCGGCATCGACCGCGGGATCATCCGGTGCAGCTCGATCCCGTTCTTGAGCTGGTTCATTGCGCGTGTCTTGAGCTCGTGCGTTGTCTTCCACTGATAGAGCATCTCGCCGCCGCCCGGGTTATCGAGCCGGCGGTAGAAATAGTGACGCATGTTGGCGAGGATGTTTCGGATGTGCGCGTTCTCGTCGTGCGGCCGGATCTCGCTTGCCATCCGCCGGACCTTCTCGAGCTCGTCGAACACGGCCTGCCCCGGCCCGTTCATTTCGAGGATGGGCATGGCGAAGGTGACGCCGTAATATCCAGCAAGATGGGCGAGCACCCACGCACACTGGTATGTCGAGGGCTGAGTGGAGCAATATTCTGCCACCTGCACGAGACAGTCAGAATAACATCGCCAGATTGAGATAACTGATCGATCAGCTTCATCTGAGCTTCCGTAAGCGGGATCACAAGCGACTGCATAATATCCGAAGCGCGAAGGATGCTCCCAAATTCTAAGCTCTGCTCTAGCATCTTTGACCTGCCTCACTTCCGTCTCATCGAATTTCATCCCGAGCTTGTATCGGAACGTCTGAAAACTCTGCTTCTTGGCGAACCGCATGCAATCGGTCAGCGCCTCAACGGTGAAGAACTTGGAGCCCGTGGCCTGGAAGGCGTCCTCCTCCGTCCACGGCATTTCCTGATCCATCAGCGCCTGATCGCCTTCCTTCTCGGATTCGAGATGCCAGCGATACCAGGCGATCTGCTGCAGCGAGACGTCGAACCCATACTGCTCCCGGACCTCCCGCACCCGCTTGCGCTCGAGCGGCGTGAGCGCCGTCTTGATGCCGTCGGGCATGTAGGTCGCAAAGAACGGATGATTGACCGGAAACTGGTTTCGCTCATCCCGCCACCAGCCGACGAAAATCGCGCACTTGGTCGGATCGACCTTGGCGCCGTCCCACATATCAAAAAAATGATTATAGCCGTTCGCCGTCGACTCGTAGATCTGCAGCCGGTGCGGATACAGCGACGACATCTGCGAGCGAAACTCGCCTAGGTCATCCCCATTGCCGTAGAACGCCGTCTCGGTCGAATGCAGATAGTTCGCCGCGCCGCCGCGGCCAAGACCGCCCTTCTTGGTCTCCGACGTGCCGGCGATCAAATAGCGATAGCGCGATCCGTTCTTCAGGATCAGCAGATTTCGGTTGTGCCGGACATAGTTGATCCGGAACTGCTTCGGCGTCTCAGCAAAGAACACCTCCACCGTCGCCCGGAAATCATCCCGCGCATCCTCCTTGTGCGTCATGAACACGCCAAGCAGGCCCTTGTTCTGGAACGCCCAAAACATATCCAGCGCCAGGAAGAACGTCGAAATGCCCGCCTGCCGGTTCTTCAGGATCACAAACGTCGTGATCCCCCGCGACAGCCCCTCCACGATCTGATCCAGCACATACCGCTGCGACCCAAGCAACCGGAACGGCACCAGCCCGTAATCCTTGCTCTGCACCTTCAGATGCGACAGAAACGCCATGAACCGCGCCAGCGGGAACGGCGCAACCGCCCGGTACTCAAGCTTGAATGCGGTGTCGGTCTCGGTGACCTCGACGTCGGTCACTTCGAACCTTCAAGCTTTTCCTGGGCCATCCGGCGCAGAGACACCCGGTACGACTCGCCCAGTTGATCCCACGGCACCGACCCCTGACCGTGCGCCTTCTGCTCAACCTTGCCCCGCTCAACATGGAGTTCCCGCGCCAAACGTTCGATCTCCTCCACCGTGGCCGGCATCGCTCAAAGCCTCCTGCAAATCACCCGCCAACATACCGCAATCCGTCACCAACGCCGAAACAGCACCCAAAACCCACAAAGGCGGTCCTCTCCAACACCCGGAAATGCAGCAAACCCGCGTGGGCTATAGGACAAACCACCGATTCCCTACCCGTGATTTTTTTCTGGGGGTGGCAATGTGTCGGGCGCCCTTCAAATCACTTCGCGAGACCCATCGGCCCTTGGGGCGCCGGCGCGCGCCGTTTCCAGATTATGGGACATCTGTATACTAAATAGTTGAAATAACTACCAAAATCACACTTCGCATAACATCGATTATGGAATATATTTCGTAAGTGCTTGATATGGTTTACGTTTATTTGTGTGATGTCCGCCAGTCATGCGCCTAACGCGGGTCTCAGGCGTCAAAACCGGTCAAATCGGGCTCAAATCGGCCCGTTTCGGGGGCTGGCCAGGCAGGGGCTGGGTGGGCGGCCTCGGGACTTTTCGCCGTTCACCCGGTCACAGGTCAAGGCGTGCCCGAGCGCTTGCCTCGTTTGCTGGGTAAGCGGCCTGCTTCCGTTGACGATTCGGTGGACATGCTCGCGGCTGATGCCGGCCTTGGCGGCGACGCCGTTGATGGATGCTGCTCGTCTGGCGTTTCGCTCGGTCTTCGGGGAGAACCGGATGGCGCGGAGGCGGCGAAGGATGTCTTCGTCAGAGAGCATCTGCGGTGTGGTTCTACAGCGGGAGGAGCCGCGCGCGAGGTGCGGTGATTTGAGTTGCCGCTGTCAAGACATTTCGCAAGTCATTGATATTGCTTGTATGTTTTGTGGCACAAAGGACACAAATTCAAGCACTTGCATGTATTTGATGCTGCAACTTGTGACACATAAGCAAAACCCCCGCTTTTGGCGGGGGCTGCGTTGGATTCGTCCAGTTAGGTTGGCTTTCTGCTGAGTGCCTTAGGTCTGAGGATTTGCGACGTTCGACCCATTTCCGTCCGTCCAACACGTACACAGTAGCACAATCTAAACGTGTGTCAACAACTATTTTCAATCAAGATGAAATTATTTCGTTGTTGCCCCCTCAGTCAGAAACGCATGGATCTCCCGCGCCGTCTTGACGGGATCCACTGCTGCTTTGCTGTGCTCCATGGCGGTGCCGGCGAGCCCGCAGGCCTGGTCGACGGACCATTTGCGCAGGTCGACGTCTTTGACGATGCCGGTGAGTTTCTCGGCCATCTGCTTTTGCAGCGCGCTCATCTGCTGGGCGTTAAGCGGCGCTTCTTGCTTCTGGTCGTTCATTGCTGCGTTCCCGGGTTCGTTGAGGCCAGTGCGGCCAAGGTGAGTTGGTTGATCATGGCGCCATTGCTCATGGCCATCCAGAACAAGAGTTCGCGCTGATCTGAGGCGGACAGGGCTCGGAACCGCTCGGCCTCGCCCTGCAGGCGCGCGTCGGCGTGCTGGCGGTACTGCTGCAGAACCTCTTTGGCGTCGCTCATGGCTTGTGCCCCGCTGCGATCTGCTGCTCGGCCTCGGCCCGGAAGGTCAGCGGTTGCACCGTGATGCCAGTTTGCTGGACCTGCGGAGGCAATACAGGAGGCGGCTGCGTTTCAGCCTCTTGGACAGCGGGCGGTGTCTTAGGCTGGCCCTTGTCCGTCTCTGAGTCGCCCAAGCCACTTCCGGAGCCGTTTCCCAGCATCGTTCCCATGAACGCGACATCGTCGTTGATGCCCTGCACCTGTCCGAGGATCCCGGTCACGTTGGTAGTGACGCCGGGCATCGCATCATTGCCCTTCGCCAGTGCGGTATTGAGCGCGTCGAGGTTTTTGCGAAACGCGGCCCAATTGGTCCTCAGTGCTTTGTGCTCGAATGACATTTCCCTTAGCCCCTTTCTCAGATTCCGATAATTGCGCACGCGATGCGCGAGATGGTCGATAACCAGGCCGCTCGTGAGCAGGCTCGGCATGTCACGCGGCGTCCTCCGCTGGCGCCTCGTATTCGCTCGAGGTGATATTCGTTCCCTCTGCGGCGCCTTTGATCAGCGCCCATATCCGCGCTGCCTCGTGCTCCGCGGACCTGGTATTTCATCGGCACGACGCTCTTTAGCGTCGGCGCCTTTGCTGTCGAG